AGACGACTTTGAAGCATTCTTGCGCAAGATTGTGCGTGACTCGCTCATCTACGACCAAGCCTCATTCGAGATTGTCCCAGACCGACTGGGCCTCCCCTACGAGTTCCTGGCTGTGGATGCCAGCACGCTCCGCATCGCTGCAGACGACCGCTACGTTGGTGTCAACTCCAGCTATCACAGCCGCGATGGCTTCGTCCCAGACATGCCCACACGCTTCGCAGGGCTACACGAGGGTCGTGAGTACGGCTCGGAGCACAGCGCTGGCGACCCAGTTTCCTATGTCCAGGTCATCAATGGACAGATTGAGAACGTCTACAGCTGCGCAAACATGGCGTTTGGCGTCCGCAACCCACGGACAGACATATACGTCCAGGGCTACGGCTTCGGCGAGTTGGAGCAGCTCATCACAGTCGTGACGGCACACCTCAACGCAGAGGAGTACAACCGCAAGTTCTTCTCTCAAGGGTCGGCACCCAAGGGAATGCTCAACCTCAAAGGTGACAACTACACACCTGAGATGCTCGAAGGATTCAAACGCCAGTGGATGGCCCAGGCAGCTGGTGTCGAGAACGCATGGCGAACTCCCATCATGCAGTCGGAGGGCATCGAGTGGATTGACCTAGCCAAGACGAACTCGGAGATGGAGTTCGGCAAGTGGATCGAGTACCTCATCAAGATTTCATGCGCGGTCTTCCTGATTGACCCAGCGGAGATCAACTTCGAGCTTGGCACTGGCGGATCGTCCGCAACCCCAATGTTTGAGTCCTCACAAGAATGGAAGCTCAAAGCTTCTCGAGATCGTGGCCTCAAGCCACTGCTTCGCTTCCTTGCGAAGATGCTCAACAGGAACATCATCGACAAGATCGATGACCACTTCACGCTCGAGTTTGTTGGTCTCGACGAGCTGTCTGAAACTGAGAAGCACGAGATGCTCGTCGAGCAGATTTCCAGCTACATGACACTCAACGAAGCAAGACGAACACTTGACCTGCCCGACCTCGAAGGTGGCGACATCCCAATGAATCCTGTTTACATCCAGGCTATGGAAGCCCAGGCTGGTGGGGAAGAAGGCGCACCTGGTGAAGGTGGAGCAGAAGACGGCACAGAAGATGAAGCCTCACCGGGTGCAATGGGCGAACAGACTGCAGGCTCGGGTGACAATGGTCCGAAATACTCGGAGCACTTTGGCCTGAACCTGCAAGAGAAGGCAGAGGTCTAATATGAATTGGGGATCTGAATATCAGCGCGCTGTCGAATTGTGCAAGGCCAAGTACACCAAAAGAACTGGTGGTCCGGGCAACTACAAATATGAGTACGCCAATTCCGGTGCCACGCACGGCAATGAGGATCGGGCATTAGACGGCATGGAAGGTCCTTTCACGTTCCCAAGTGGTCGTGAGCTTTACTACGACAACAGTTACGACGGAGGCACGTACTACGACAGGGGCCAAGATCGTTACTTGACGCGCGATGAAGCTGAAAGCGCCACCAGCACAAATCCACACGCAGATCAGGAGAAGCGTGAGAAGGCTCAGTACCACGCTGAAATGCAGTCACAGGCTGCGAACAAAGATAAGCGTGACAAGGCGCAGCTGGAAAAGCTGAAGTCCAGTACGGATACGAGTCCTTCTGAGGGCACCAAGTTCGATACAGACGGCGGACTCACTGATGGCACCATGTCCAGATTTGAGGGCAAGTTCAACGGCTTTACGGCAGCTGATCATGAAGCGAGCAGCAACGCGCACTTCAAAGAGATGCGTGGCGCATCTGATCGAGGTGACTTCAAGAAGCTAGAAGGCCACTCCCAAATGGTGGCGCTCCATGATGCAGCATCGAAACGCGCTGATGCGCGAAAATCGCAAGGGAATAATAGTATGCAATCAGAATACGAACGCGCAGTGGCCCTGAATAAATCCAAGTACACCAAGAGAACTGGTGGACCAGGCAACTACAAATACGAGTATGGTGATAGTGGTGGTGGCAGTGCTGGTGGTGGTGGTGCGAACCTCTCACCAAAAATGCAGGCAATGGCTGATGACATCGCTATGTACTACGCACCAAGCACGCCTAAAGCTAAGGTAGAGCAGATGGTCGCAGACCATGGAAGCGCAGCCGCAGGCATAGAGGATAAGCATGACGCTGCAATAGCAATATTGGTGTCAGCTGGCGTGCGAAAGAAACCTAGCGGCAACACAACAACTCCGATGCTCCCCAACGACCCTGGGTACGCTGGTAGCGAACAAGAGCACCTCGACCTGGTGTACAGCTCCAAGTCGATGAAAAGCATTTTTGATGGTTGGCTGAGCAAAGGCTTCGGCGGTGACGCAGACACTATGGACGACGGTGTCGAAGAAGAAGTGGAAGAGGAAGAGGAAGAGGTAGACGAAGCTGAAAAAGGCGCACTTGGCGCTGGCTACAGCTCTGGCATGTCTCAAGGTGCTGGCTACGCTTCGGCACCAGGTGGTGGTGGCGCAGCTGCAGTGCATAGCGCACCAGGCGCTGTGAGCACTATCGCAGGCGCGGGCGCAAGTAAGCCTGCCCCTTCCGCAGCTCCAGCATCATCCGCTCCCTCAGCTGCGCCAAAGAACACCACAGGATCTTCAGGTGGTGCGCCAGCTGGTGGTGGCGTAGGCAAGTCTTTTGACAAGGACGACTACATGACCCACGGCTCTGGTTCGTGCAGTGCTTGTCAATCAGGCAACTGTCCGCACGGCGTCAAGAAAGCTATCACCTCACGGTCGATGGCGATTCCGTTCTACTTGCGCGCGGGCATCCAAGGCTACGACCCTGACGGAATTCGTCGGTCGGCTACTGCCCAGAACTCCGCGCAATACACTTCGCTGGCTCCTCAGGTGCGTGAGTCAATGGAGGTGCAGGAGAACATCAGCGCGATGCGCGCTTCAAATGAAGCCACCACCAAGTGCTTCGCGCACGGGGTGACCTACAAATCGCAGAATTGTCCTCTGTGCACGACTGCCAAGTCTCTTGGCACTGTGCGCCAGGACATGCGCTTCGGAAACCGATAACAGGAGAAACCGGGATGAAATTATACATACAAGAGCTTCCGGCTCCCCGGCTCTATCTCTCCGTGCCGGAAGCCCAACCACTCATCTTGAAGAGTGGACCACCAGCACCTGAGCTGTACTTGGAGAAAGCCAAGTACACCAAGCGAACTGGTGGTCCAGGAAATTACCGCTACTACTACGACCGAGCTGGTCCCGACCAGAAGCCCTTCATTCCAGAGGAGCAACTTGGGTTCGAGTTCAACGAGACAGCTACGTCGCAAGAAATTGCGGATGGTCTCAACAAGATTAAGGATGTCCACAACAAGGACTTCCTTACGATCTCAGAAGAACTCGAGTCGCAAGGAATCGCAGCTGACACCAAGCAGATTGGTGACGCATTCGATGATGGACTGGTGAAGCCTGCAGCGTTCGAGGGATACGAAGGTCACCCGTGGATTGCATCTGAAGCTGACGCAGACAAAGTACGCGCAAAGGTCACTGATGCCCTCGACAGCCCATACATGAGCGACTACCACAGCAGTGGTGAGAATATCGACGACACCATGGAAGAACTTCGCTGGGAGCACGATGTCACAGCTCCAAAGGAGTTGGTCAAAGAGGCCCTAGAAGCTAGGAACTCCAAGAAGTCGCTGGACCCATTCCTTTTCCTCGACCTCAGCAAAGGCGGCAACCCAAACCGTGAGCCAGCCATGGGCCAGTTCATCGGCGGCGGAGCTGGCAAAGCTCATGGCCAAGGGCAGACCAGTCTAGAAAACGAGATGAAGGATCTGCTGGACACACTCCCTGGTGACGACGTGGAGAAGGCCAAGTACTCCAAGCGCACTGGTTCACCTGGCAGCTACAAATACGAGTACGGCGAAGGTGAGTCTGGGGGCAGCGGTAGCAACTCCTCAGGCTCAAGTTCGAGTGGACCAAGCGGTGCAGGAGCTGGCTACAGCGCAGGCCAGGCGCAAGGCGCTGGCTACGCTTCTGCTCCAGGTGGTGGGGGTGCCGCAGCTGTTCGGAGTGCTCCAGGGGCAGCCAGTACCGTTAGTGGCTCGTCCAAAAAAGACGACAAGGACGCACAGGACAAGAAGGACAAAGAGTCCAAGAAGCAGTCCGGTGCGCTCAGTGCTATCGGCAACTACTTCAAGCCACTCACACAAGCATCTTCATACAAACAAGTTCCAGGCGAGATTGCAGGTGCAGCTCGTGCGGCTGGTAGGTACTTTACGGGGAAGGAATAGACATGAGCTACAACGGATCAAGAGTCCCACTTCATATGCAGTCTGCGGACGTTGCGAAGGCTGCGAAGGCCCAACCCAACCCCTCCTACCGCACAAACATCACGCATGAGTCTAACTACAAGACCCAGGGTGCTGACCGACCGAACACTCATATGATGAGCGTCATCCGACGAAACCCGGATGGTACGCTCGATTTTGAGTGGGCCAAAAACATGGTGCTCGACGCGGTGCACAAGATGGCCTACCCGAACGCCTTGCTCCCTGTGGACAAAGCACTCATCACTGTTGTGTTCCCTGAGCGGTTTCGAGAGATGGAGCCAATGCAGGCGGACCTCATGACACAATTCTCCGCATCTGAGAAGGCTCGGATCAAGAGCATGGTTGAAAGCCAACTTCTTGAAGAGGAGAACTGGAACGCAGGCCAAGGCGGCGGCTCTGTGGACGGACGATCCAAGTACCGCGACGGAGTACCATAAACATGAACCACCCAAACAACGGCAGCATCAGACCACTGAACTGGAGTCCACCAAAGATCGAGGAGCACGTGGAGAAGTCCATCGGTGTGTCCCACGATTCGCACTCCCGTTCAGGCACGCCACCAACTCGACGTGGTGCGTTCCATGGACAGATCCCGAATCTGCGCCCCAACCTCTCAGGACCAGAACTCTACTTGGAGACACCAATGTCCAAGTCGATGCCTGCTCCACCGGACCCAAGCATTCGGCGGCGAGCGCTCGATGGCGCATTTGCCAAGGCGATGGGACTTCCCCAAGTCCCACTTCGTCCTGAGCAACCGCAGCCAATGCCAGGGATGCCACCAGCAGGCCCACAGGGATCTGCTCCAGGTGTCCCAGCCCAAGGCGCTCCCGGAGGAGTTCCAGGTGCGGGCGCGATGCCAGGGACGCCACCAGCTCCCCAGCAGCAACAGCAGCCAATGGCAATGACGCCAGAAGGCATGCCGATCATGCCTGATCCATTCGCGCCCCAGCACGCCAACTTCCAAGCACCTGACCACCAGATGGCTCAGATGCACCACGAGCAGGCAGGCGCGGGCGCAGATCCGCAGCAGGCGCAGCAGCACCAACAGGCTGCCCAAGCCCACGGCGAGATGGGCAAGGACGCACAAAGTCCAATGGAGCGTGGCGGCGAGAAGTTTGGACAGGGTCCAGCTGGCCAGCAGGCTGAGATGCCGCCCGTTGGCCCAGGCAAACCACCAGCTCCTCCACAGGCGGGCGGCGGTGCGCCTCCACCTCCTGGCGCACCTCAAGTCAACCCACCCATGGAGGGTGCGGGCGGACCACCTCCTCCCGGTGCGCCTCCTCAAGGACCTCCAGGTGCGGGCGGACCACCTCCTCCCGGTGCGCCTCCAGTCAACCCTCCCATGCCTGGTATGGAAGCAGGTGCTCCACCTCCTCCTCCACCGGTCAACCCTCCCATGCCTGGCATGGGCGGACCACCTCCAGGCGGACCAGGGCAGCCTCCCGTACTCGCAGCACCCAAACCACCACCCATGCCTCCGATGGCAGCTCAGATGCAGCCCAACATGGGCCAACCTCCAATGGGCACGCCACAAGGGCAAGCTCCCATGGGCCAGCAGGGCGCGTCTGGTGGCGAGATGGATCAAGGTAAACCTCAGGCACCACCACAGCCTGAGGGCTTCGAGCGCCAAGGTCCCAAGCCTGGGATGAGCGAACGACCTCCTGGCGCAGGTGCTGCGTCCGAAATGGGCGCGGGCATGGGCGGCGGAGGTTCTCTCGAGGACTTCATGCAGTCCCCAGAGGTTCAGCAGAACCCTGAGATGATGACACTGCTTCAGCAGTTCATGGCTGGTATGGAAGCTCCTTCGGCTCCCAATCCTGGATCATCGTCGGAGCAGGAACCCAGTGGTGCGCCGAGCCCAAAGAAGCAGTTTGGCAAAGAGTCACCACCCACACACGCAGGGAACCAGAAGACGGAGCCTGAAGAGGCCGCGCAGAAGTCTTTGGCTGCGACTCTTGGGTGGGGCTGATGGGCGGTTGGGGTAAAGCGAATCCCAAAGACATCACCATCGAAGACCTTGAAGAAGCAGAAGCTCGCTACGACAAGGAACTCGATGGTGAATTGTCCCCAGGGTCTGATGACAAGAAGCCAACAACCGAGGAACAATCCGAACCAACATGAAGACCTGCTGCAACAGCTGCTCGACGGGCGGACCCTGCGATGACGTAACCAAGTCACACAAGGATCAACTGCCAGGCGGACTTGCGGACAAAAAGAACCCTGATGACTTCGACGCGGATGCGTTGGCTGAAGGAATTGCGGTAGAGCTGGAGCACACCAAGGACCAAGACCTCGCAACTGAAATTGCGATGGACCACCTCACTGAGGACATCGAGTACTACTCCAAGCTCAACAGGATGGAGGCAACCAAGTCCATCCGTTGGGGCATCCGCAAGAACTACAAGGTCGTCCGCAAGATCAAGTTCCAAGGTCTCGACATCAGCATTGAGCACGACAAAGGCGATCTTCGTCATTGGACGGACGATGCTACAGGTGAGAAGGGCTCCACCAAGATGAACTATCCCTACGGCTACATCTGCAGGACAGATGGCGCTGATGGGGAGCAGGTCGATGTTTACGTGGGACCAAACGCGAAGTCGGAGGAGGTTTTCGTCGTCCACCAGATGAAGAAGCCCAACTTCAAGCGCTACGACGAAGACAAAGTCATGGTCGGCTTTGAGAGCGCACGGGAAGCCAAAGCGGCCTACCTCATGAGCTTCAGCAATCCAAAGTTCTTCGGCTCCATGACGAGCACGGACATCACTTCGTTCAAGCGCATGTTCGTCAATAAGTCTTGGGACGATGTTTGGTCCCCCAGAGGGAAGATGCCTGAGTCTCCCATCCAGCCAGGCGAAGACCGATCCATGACCAAGGGTGAGATTGAGAGTTTTGCGGCTGCGTGGCGAGACATCAACAAGGCGTTCCCACACTGTGAGAACTCTGTGCAGAAGGGACTGCTCGACCAGCTGGGCAAGCTCTGGGGCAAGGTCAAAGCAAAGTTCGGTGACAAAGAAGACGCGGCTAGGCCACTCAAGAAGTGGGTGCGTGGAGGCACAGACAAATGCAAGACTGGCGTCTGTGATCGTCTAGATGGCGTTGAAATTGACATCGACGACACCTTCACTGCGATGAACGGCATGCAGATCGATGGGCCACAAGCGCACGGCAACTGCAAATGCACGCTCGAGTTTCGCATGAGTAAGTCGCTGACCAAGAGTGGCTACCTTCCTGAGGAGCAGGACATGGTTCCACCAGCCCCTGAAGGACCACCAATGGTTCAACAACCCGTCATGCCGGGGATGATGCCGATGATGCCTCCCATCGATCCGCATGACATGGAGACATTCGAGGGTGTGCAGGCGATGCTGCGCACGATTGGCTCAGCCAAAGATCCAGAGCTGATGCAGATTGCAGGCAAAATATGGGGAGACGGATACACCTTCGAGGGACTTCCACCGGAGATAGCGAGGGCGGAGATAATCGGCTTTCTTCTCGACCAAAGGGACCTATTGGGCGTCGAGCCCGCGATGCCCGTCTCAGCTCCATCGCCAAGTTTGCCGGTCCCCTCTCAACCTGGGTCGTCGGACTTCTCACAACCATCCGCAAGCAGCAGCCCGTCACCCGAGGCTGGCTACTCCGAAGAGGTATCACCGTCTCAGTCATTGATGAACTGGTTCGAGGCGGATTTCTCGCAGAAACCAAACGACCAGGAGGAGTCCGCGCCTACAAACTAGCGGAGGAATCTGATGCTTCTTGACGCCGAAATAGACCTAGCGAAAGCTGCTGCACCAACTGGGGCTCCGCGCGGAGGTGCGTACACCAAACGCGAGTGGAGCGGCACGCGCTGGAACTACACCTACGACAAACAGCCATCGGGTTGGCAGACTGTCGATAAGGATGCTGCAGAGGAGTTCGCAGATCGCAAGCAGAACGCGGTCAAGGGTATCGATGCGGACAAGACTTTCGACACAGCGTTGTCCAAGGCGAAAGCCAACCCAGGCGAGCCCGCTACCGTGCGCATTCCTGCGCTGGATGAAGACCTCACAGTCACGGTCACTGAGGTCAAAGGCAAATCCTACATCCAACTGAAAGACGCCAACGGGGAAGTCTTCGGCACAAAGGACAAGAACGGATTCAAGAACCAAGGCCAGTACGACAAGTACATGATCGAGGCATCGAACACGCACGTTCGCTTCGACACCAATGGCAACCCTTGGCTCATGGTCACTCCTTCCGTTGGAAAGGTTGACACCGCATCGGGTGAGCTGATTCCGTCACAGGACAAGAATCGCAGGTGGAAAGTTCAATACCACCCATCCGTTCCAACGGACCAACAGAAGTCTGACCAAGACCGCGCTGAGCTGGGGTATGCCAAGTCTCTCGAGTTCGCCAAAGAGCGCATCGACGCGAAGATTTCCAACGTTGGCGAGCCCACGATTCCATTCCCAGAAAAGCCTCTGTCCACCATGGGCTCAAAGGATGAAGGCGGATCAGGCATAACCCAGGACATCGAGACTGGGTCACACTCTTGGACATACAACACCGAGAAGAACAAACGCGAGCTGGATGTCACTCCCGCCGAAAAGGAGAAGATGATCTCAGACTTGGCCAGAGACTATTGGCCAGTCATGGAGGAGCAGGCACGTAAGCAGGTCAAGATGGGTGGAGGCTTCTTCGGCACCACCAAGGACGAGAAAGAGTCGTGGATGGGTCGCATGATCGGGGACAGGTTCCCCGATAGCGATGAGCGTGTCGATGGCAAGCCAATCGTCGTCACACCGGAACCAGGTTCTCCTGCACACACAGCAATTTCTCAAGCTATTGACGAGTGGGACCCAGGAACCGGTGTGCCTCTCGCAGGGTTCGCAGCCAGCAAGCTCACTTGGGCAATCAAGCGGGAAGCCGACAAGTTCAAAGACGAAATCTCAGGAACAGCATCGGGAACGGTGGCAAGTGAGTCTGGTGGTGACGTGAGTCGTGCCGACATCACGGCAGACCCAAGCTCTGTGCGAGAGCCCACCAGCTCATCATTTGACTTCGACAAGTGGCACTCGCAGACCGAGGACATCATTGACCGTCTTGGTCCCGAGCATATCAAGAACAAGCAGAAGCTCGAGGCTGCCAAGCAAGCTGCCCGTGCTGCTCTTGATGATGTTGCGAATGAACCAGTAGCTAGCCAACAGAAAGTCGCTGATCGCATTTCTGAGTTGCTTCTGGACATGCTCGACAAATCCTTCGTCCAAGAAGCGCTGATCGAGAAAGCTTTGCTCGCCTACGCATACGAGGACCTTGCGTGGAAGGCGATGCAAATCCTCACCAAGGACAAGAACGTCGATCCAGCACACAACTACCTGCAGCAAGATGGTGACGAGAATCTCCCACGATACTACTACCAGGACCAAGCGGGGAACTACGTCCGATACACCAACGCACCAACCGGACACCCAGACCAGTCCAACTACTACGGCGATGCGCAAATCCATCCATCGGAACCTACGATGGACGTGGCACCGGAGTACTTCACTCCTGGTGGCCAGAAGTTGTCTCGCTGCCCAGACTGCGAAGTAGAGCAGGTCGAATGGAACCAAGCGTACAACCGCTACGACCCACAGAACCTGTGGGCAGCTCGATGGCGCTCAGCCGCTGGCGACTTCCGGTACTCGTACATCGACGCAGACATCCGCAGCATGCCGAAGCTGCAGATCAATCAGCAGAACGCACTCACTGATGTCCGCATGCCTGTGCTTCGCCAGGGTTACAACACCATGTTCAACACCAGTGACCGCATCAAGGACCAAATCACTGGTCTGGCGCTGGCACTTCTCGACCAAGGGCGCTTCCGTGCAACCGAGCTGAGCACGGTGTGTCCGATGAACGTCTTGGTGGAGGGGCCACTCATCACGATTGGCACTCGGCGTATTTATGCTGACCACAAGGTCCAAGCTGCCATCAGCGCATTGATGGCGCAGAAGCAGCCCGACGAACCGATGTTCTCCATCCCACTGCAGAAGCGGGATGGGAAACTCGAAGATGGCTTGTACCGACGAATCGGACCACACTACCTCGCACGAGTCCTCGACACCCAAGGCATCTCACTCATAGGGATGCAGACATACCATGCAACGCTCTGCTTCTCGAGGGAGATTCAGCGAGCACTCACGAACTACGATGTCTCTTGGGAGACTGCGAAGTCCAACGCGCTGCTCGTCACAGCTCTCGAGTGGGGACACGACTTACGCATGGAGCAAGACGTGATGCGTGTGATGCAGCTCATCGAGCAGGTGCTCATCGACCCACTGGTGGTTGAGGCTCTGCAGTCCAACGCAGAGGAGCAAGGTCTCATCGGCATGGACACGCAGGCGCTGCCACCTGCAATGCCACCAATTCCAGCTGTGTCCATGGACTTGATGGGCCGAACCAACGACGAGCAAGAATTCAGCGATTGGGTGCACTCGTTCCCTATCCACGAACGTGCTGAGCCAGGGGAGCCGATATAGTGAGTAATCTGATCGAGAAGAATCTCTTTGTCTTGATGACGCCCAACCGACCTCCACAGGAGTTTGGTGCTGAGGGTTTGTTCCATCTGATGAAGGGAATGACGCCTGAGGAGCGCGGTGCGCTCGACTTGTTCCGCATCATGAAGTCCAAGCCCTACACGGGGCCAGGCGAGCGAACAGGTACCCCAGGAAATTACAAATACACCTACGGCAACAAAGGTCCAAGGGGACCCAAGAAGGTCGAAGAGAAAGCGCTGGAAGCAGTCAATGGCGAGGAGCTTTGGCAAGAGCTTCTGGCCATGGGTTTCAAGGCGAAACTCGACCACCTGCCTGAACGAACTGACAAAGCGCACAAAAACGCTGATGGGGCCTATACAGAGGAGAGAAGCAAGCTACACAAGGAGTGGGCGGATAGCTTCCTGGCCAAGGGTGAACCTGTCCCTATGCACCTGAAGCCTACGGCTGTGATCATGATGGGCGGGCCAGGTTCGGGCAAGAGTTCGACTACAAAGGGCATGGATTTCAACAATTTTGTTTCAGTAGACCCTGATGCCGTAAAGGCGAAGATTCCAGAATACCAGGAGGGAACCAATTCCAATGAGGATGGCTCCGAGCGTGCACCTGGTGGCGACCGTGCATTGAATGCTGCGTTTATGGCACACGAGGAGTCCAGTGACGTGGCTGGTATGGTGCGTGACCAAGCCATCAATGACAGGAAGAATGTGCTCCTCGACGGCACTGGGAAAAACCTGGAGAAGATGCAAGAGCAGGTCAGGCGTCTGGCCAAAGCGGGCTACAACATCAAGTTGGTCATGCCCCATATTGACGTGAACGAGGGAAAAAGACGTGCTGCAAAGCGCGCGAAAAGCTCTGGGCGCTGGGTTCCCATGGAGATCCTGGACGAAGCCTATGGCGCGATCCCCACGAACTTCCACCTCGTCTCAGCCATGCCTGAGGTAGGCGAGGCTCGTCTGTACGACAACATGGGCGGCGAGTCGGAGGGTGCACGCCTCATGTTCTCCAAAGGCATGGAGGGCGATCCCCCTGGTCCCCAGATCCACCGAGCGGATCTTTACGAGTCATATCAAGGGTACGTTAAGTAGAATCCTCGGGATTCTGTGTAATTAGACCTATAGGGTGAAAGGATAGAACAATGCCACCAGAATACGACCCACCTGAAACCCCTGTGAACCCTCCAATGGATGCAGCTCCTGTCGAGGAGACAGTAAATCCTCCAATGGATGCAGCTCCGCCTGGGGGCACCGCGCCACCCGGAGAACCACCTGACGGAGGCGAACCTGAGAAGAAGAACTCGATTAGTTCCGACGAGCTGACCGAGATGCTAGACGCAGGCTTCAAGGCCAACCGGAAAGATTGGGAGTCTGAAGAAGTGAATCTCACGGGCGCAGGCCCTCAACCACTAGACGACTCGGCATTCGGCGGCGATGATTGACGTGTGAGTAAGCTGCCCAAACACCTGCTTGGCTTATCCAAGGGCGATCTAGAATCGCTCTGCGTGGATTGCGGTCTCTGTTGCTATGCGTCCGTGCGCATGGATAAGGGGCAGGTGCTTGTGCCGGAACTTCGGTGCCAACATCTCAGCGTTGAGAAAAGCGGGAAGTCCTGCTGCAGCGTTTACGAGTATCGACACGATGTTGCAAAGAGCTGGTGCTTGCCACTCGCTGAAGCCATTGAGAAGAGTGTCTTCCCAAGCCAGTGTCCCTACGTCGCTGACATGAAGGACTACGTTGGCTCCGCTGTGCTTTCAGACGACGCATACCAAATGGTGCGCCCACAGATTCAGAAGCATCTGAGTGCACAAGTGCGTCCAGGTTGGGCGTCGGACACACAGTGGTCCAACTTCACCAACATCATGAAATCAAAACCCTACACAGGGTCTGGTCGGCGTGAAGGTTCACCAGGAAACTACACCTACCACTACGATGGTGATTTCGCATCTCAACTGAAGGCCAAGGGCGTCACAGACGATCAAGTTCAGATGTACCGTGACGTGGCATCTGACACTGAGCCCGCTGCGTGGGCTTCCTACATGCAGAAGTTTGGATTCTCCGCAGATGATGCAGAATCTCTTCGCCAAAGAATTAAGGAGGAGGAGCGCACAGGCAACCAGGAGCAAGCAAAGCAGCGATGGGATGCATCTGAGAAACGTGCGCTCAATGGGCAAGACTTCGCACGATACGACAGCAGTAGTGTCGCTGAGGGCGCAATCCCAACTGGTGTGAAGGTTGAAGCTGGCCTAGAGAACATTGGCCATATGCTTGGCGGACTCACACAAAAGCACCCTGAGCTGGCCAAGTTGGTCAAGCTTGGGTTGGTCAATGGAATTGTCCACAAGAAGCAGCCACCAGGTAGTCACGCCACAGCCAGCTACAATCCGACGACTAAGAAAATTGAAATCGGAAACCCTGATCACGTAAACGTGCGCACGCTAGTGCACGAGCTGGGACACGCTGCTGAAGAGGTGTCAGCGGACGCACAGGTAGATCTCACACACGATGATTGGTGGGGCGCGGACACACCGTCCGCCAGCATGTATGGGCAGGACGACCCGAGTGAGGCGTTTGCAGAAGCTTTCACTGCGATGCTGGGGGAAGACCGTGATGCGTTCCAGCGACACGCCCCCAAGCAAGCGGATGGAGTGGAGCGTGTACTGTCATTTTTGAATGCGCCTATTTCCAAAAGTGCTGGACACAAATACACCAAGCGCACCGGGGCACCAGGCAACTACCAATACGAGTATCCCGGCGATGACAAGCCGAAGAAGACGCGCACCAAGAAAGAGGACGTTGACCTGTTTGGTGATTTGTCATTAGCGCAGGTCAATAAGTGGCGTGGCGACATGCGCAAGATGAGCAAGATGTACCGCGCAATCGACAAGGCTGCGCCTAGTTGGAACGCATCTGATGATGAAAAAGCAGCGTTCAAGAAGAAGTTCGAGGCACAATTTGAGGAAGCGCGTGAGGCGTTCAGGACCTTCACACAGAATCTCTCGCGCTGGGGAATGGAGCATATGCTCAAACCTGGTGACCACGAGCTGACTCAGAAATCCGTCAAATCAGCGTTCTGGGGAATCGGCCACGAGAGCCACACAATGTTCCCTACGTCTTGGACCCGCAATGCTGCCTTGTCTACTGGACCGGACGACTACCACCCAAACGCCGCTTCCATGCAGAGCGGGGGAGATAAGGGGCTAGTCAGGACGCAGCGCAAAGTGAAGGCAGCACTGGACGTGGCTGAGCGATACATTGCAGGCGTAGCTGCTGAGAAGCTAGAGCGGAATCCCCCAACTGCTACAGCTCAAGTTCGTGGCGTCAACTTCGTTGTGCATGGCAGAGGCATGGACAGTGAGTACAGCAGAGAAACTGTTGATAGGACGGTCAGGCAGTTTGGTCGTGTGGCTGACAAATTTGAGGAGCTTGGCATTGAGAAGGCACTGGAAGGTCTCACTGTACAAGTACACAGCCAGTACAATAAGGATCTTCCCCAAGATCTTCAGACTGGTGGTGACCTAGCTGGAACTGACATGGTTGCAGGCTTCTACAGACCCAGTGAGGACATGCTCAGTCTTCTCCCAATGGGTCAGTCAGAGAGTCAGGGCACACTCGTTCACGAGATTGGCCATCGGATCTACTACAAGCTCATGGAGAGCAATGCGCGCGCGGCGTGGGCGGAAGACGCTGACGCTAATCGAACCAGGGTGACACCTGAGCATGTTGATGACTTCATCAACGATTTCGTCAAACCAACTATGTTCCAGATGTCGGGTGACAATGGTGCACTGGAGGATTGGACCGACAAGGACAAAGCTAGGGCGAAAGCAGCGGCTGAGGCGTCTGATGAGCTGCAGCCTGTGTACGCATACCTCGCCAACAATCTCCCAGGATACTACGAAGGCCGCTCCACAGCGGGCGCGAAAAAGCACCTCAAAGAATTGATAGAGGGCGAGCATGGTGATGGGTGGGTAGACCGTGAGTACGTCTCCGACTACGCAGCGACCAACGCTGAGGAACTGTTCGCAGAGGCGTTCAAGCACTATGTCCAAAAGGGTCCTGGATCAGTTCCTCCAATGACCCGCAAGCGGCTCCGTGAGTCGTTTCGCGCAGCCGGGATACCATTCACCAAGTCTATGAGAGCTTTTCTGGATGACATGTTGGGGCAATCCATTTGACCAACCCAGAATCAGTACTCGTCTGTGACTGCTCCGAGGTCATCATGAAGTCCCAGGACGGAGTGGAGAAGGTTCGGGCCAAGGTGTTGATCATAAAGGCGAACAAGACCTATGCGGTCTGCAAGAAGTGCAATATGGAGGTGCTTCTGCCGTTGATCAAATCAGAGTCTCCAGCCGCTGTTCCAGGTCCACGGCTCTACCTCGACAAGTAGATCGTCAAGATGGTTGCTGTTTTGATTCTCAAAACGTAGAATCAGTCTTGACAGCGCTAGAGTCGTACACGTAGAACTGACCAATCGCGGCATCGCTCCAATAAAGGGAGGATGTTGGCCCAAACGCCACCATTCTCTTTTTGATGAAGCTCGAAGACGCAAACAACGACCTACTGGGGACTGGAGATGATTTCCACTTCTTCATGCCCGTGGAGCGTATTGAGAAATCCGAGGGCTCGGACGGCAAGCGTTGGATTCAAGGTATTGCCTCCACCTCGCATCGAGACCTCCAGAATGAGGTTGTCCAGCAGAACGGCATCGACTACGCCTACTTCCTCAAGAAGGGCTACATCAACGATGACCACAAGGATGGACCCGAGAATAAGGTCGGCGAGCCTACTGAATGCCGCATGACCGCAAAGGGTCTCTGGCTCAAAGGCTTCCTATATAAGGGGAAAGAGCGATCAGAGCATTGGTGGGAGCATATCAATGTCCTCGCTCAATCTGATTCTAGCCGCAAAGTAGGATTCTCGATTCAAGGCAAAGTCCTCCGACGAGAGGGACGGACGATTGCCAAATGCTGGTTACAAGACGTGGCGATCACTGCATCACCCGTCAACACCAACACTTGGGCAGAGATTGTGAAGTCTCTTGGAGGCCAGAAATGGTGCCTCCACCCATGGGACGCAGTCTGCAAAGGCGGATGTTGCACCTGTGGACCCGTGTTGAAGTCCGATCCCTTCTCTGACGAAGAGGATGAGGACAAGGCCCTATCTGCAGGCGGCATGGGCGGCACCATCGTGCCCCAGTCGCTTGAGGGCAATGCCAAAGTTCAGACGCACAAATCGGTTGGTCGCATCTCGTATGCCCAGGCGGTTGACTTGACGGTTCAGCGGGGAATGAGTCCCACAACTGCCAAGGCGTTTGTTGACGCGATTTTCGTAAACCAAGGAATTCACTAGGAGGACAGCATGGACATGAACAAATCCGACTTCCTGGCTTCTCTTCAACGGTTGGAGTCCATGGCGAAAGGTGGAAGCACTCAGCTTTACCACACGCCTAGTGATTCTGACGTTGGGAGTTGGGCCGGAACCGGGACCAAAGATGGTCAAGACGAGCACAACGACGGCATCGACGACAACGGCACCGACTACGCAGGCGTGCGCAAAGCACTCGCTGGCAAGGTCGAGCGCCAGAAAGCACTCAGCAAAGCTGAAGTTGCCATCGTCAAAGGCCAAGACCCACGACCCGCCATCATGGAGAAAATCGCCAAGGGCGAGCGCCTCACCCAAGCTGAGAGCTGGGCTCTGAAGGGCGGAGTCGCCAAGATGATGAAGGGCACCGACATGCCCAAGGGCGGAGCAGAACTTGGTGGCACGGCAGATCGCCCAGGCGAAGCCAGGACCGCAACCCAGGTTCCTGACACCCACGCTGGTGGTGACGAGACTGAGATCGAGGCTGATGCCAAGAAGTCTCTCGCTGGTGGCATCGCTCGCCAACCAAACCTGAGCAAGGGTCTCGAAATGAGCCCCATCCTTGCCGAGTTCGCTCGCGCCATGGGCGAAGGTCTTCGTGGCGTCGAAGCTCGCACTGCCCAGACCATCCAGAAATCTCTTCTGGCTGCTCTTGAGCCAGTGTTCTCCCGCGTCGGCAACATCGAGAAGTCTCTCGCTCGAGCCGAAGAATTCCAAAAGGGATTCTCTGATGCCATCATCGGCATTGGCCAACACGTTGCTGGTGGCGCTGAAGTCGCTCAGCACCAGGCTCATATGCCTGCTTACGCACCCCAAAGCCATCTGCGCGCTGTGCCTCCACAGCAGCAGCAGCAGTTCGCTCCTCAACAGGGCGTTCAAGCTGTCCAGAAGTCCTTCGGACCTGGTGGCCTCGACGTTGGCAGCAGCCAGCTGCAGAAGTCTCAAATCATCAACGTGATGACGGACTTGGTCGAGAAGGGCAAGCTCAACTCTCTTGACGTGGTCAAATTCGAGACCTCGAACGAGATCAACCCGCACGTCCAGCACCTGGTTTCCCAGGCACTCGCAGGACAGGCATAACCCCGCTACGGTAAGAAAGGACAAAAGAATATGTCAGTAGGACTCAGTCACTATTCTCCGTATGCAGGCGGTGGGAATCTCAACGGATTCGGGATCGACCAAGGAAGCTCCGTCTCGGATCTCCAAAAGGCACTCGAAGCCGGTTACCAGGTAACCAACCAAACTGGTGGTTCTTCGCTCCGCGTTGAATCCTTGGAAGGTTCCTTGAAGGTGGTCACGTACAGTGCCCACCATATCAAGTTCTGGAAGAAGATCCCCAAAAGCCCCGCATACAGCACCGTCGAAGAGTACAACCAACTCATCGACTACGGCTCGGATGCTTTTGCGTTCGTCGGCGAGGGTGAACTTCCACCCACGCAAGATACGACCTACGCACGACGCACCTCACTCGTGAAGTTCCTCGGAACGACTCGAGAGGTCACTCACCCAATGACGGTCGTGCATCCCGCGCACGGTGACGTTGTCGCACTGGAGAACCAGAACGGAATTCTGTGGCTCCTGCAGCGTATGGAGAACTCCCTTTTCAAGGGCGACTCCAGCCTTGCATTCGACGGCGAAGCTGAGCAGTGGGATGGCATGGACGCCATGATCGACCCAACCTCGTTCATCGATCTTGAGGGGCAACCCATGCAAGAAGCTGACATCGAGGAAGGCGCGAACCTTCTCGTTGAAGCATTCGCATACCCAACCGACCTTTGGCTTGGAACTCGCGTATCGAGTGACTTGACCAAGACTTTCTACCCGAAAGAGCGCGTGCAACTGCCCGCACCTCAAAACGGTATGGTCGGTCTGAGCATCAACTCCGTCATGACACAAGCTGGTGTCATGGAGTTGAACCCCAACGTGTTCTTGAAGGCGCTTCCTCTGCCTCCTTCAGCGGCCACTTCGCCAAACGCTCCTGCAGCAATCACTTCGGTGGCTGGTGCTCTGGACGCGACTGGCAACGGTGACTTCGAGAAGGGTGCACCGGCTGTGGACAACGAGTACGCATTCGCTGTGACTGCTGCCAACCGCTTCGGCGAATCGGCACCTGTCATCACGGCTGCAAACGTTGCGATTGCTCAAGCCAACAAGGTTGCTGGCGACGAAATTGATCTCACGATCACCAACGCCGCTGCAATTGGGGCTTTCCCACCAGAGTACTTCCGGGTCTACCGGACTGGTCCTCTGGCTTCTGGTGCTCCTGTGCCTTCAGACCTGAGCCTCTTCAGCTTGGTTCTGCAGTTCCCAACCGCATCGCAGGCAGGTTCGGGTGTCACCGTGGCAACCGATGTCAACTTCCTGCTTCCGTTCACTGAGATCGCGTACATGGGCGAGATGACACCTTCGGTGCTCACCTTCCGCCAGCTCCTTCCGATGCTTCGGATGGACCTTGCAGTCCTGTCGCCAGCTTTCCGCTGGATGATCTTGCTGTACGGAACCCCAATCCTCTTTGCACCGCGCAAATGGTTGAGGTTCATCAACATCGGTCGGCTTAACCGATAATAGTACCCACTAGGGACTAGCGATACCCACCCTGGAAACGGGGTGGGTGTTGTATAAAATCAGGACACCGTGTTGGTGTCCATTGTAGAATCAGCATGCGCAGCAAAGATCAAATCCGTAGGAGGATGGAGACCAGACGGTCAAAGACTCCCAAATCTGCTCATGCTGTAATGGCACCCATAGGTGTAGCTCAATTCAAGAATCAACCCCGCTCGGAGATCGAAATGGAAGTCAAATACATCAAAAGCCAGAACCTGCGCAATCGCACCAAGGTTGTCGGCACGACTCCGTTCGAGTTCGACAAAGATGGTCTTTGCAAGCTCGAGATCAAGCCTGGTCGTGGCGCGGTCCTCTATGACCTCGCAGCACTCGTGAAGCAAAACGGATTCACTCTGCAAGTCGCAGAGGCCCAAATTGAAGCCCCAGCTCCTGTGGCAGCACCTGCACCTCCCGCCCCTACCCGCACACCTGAACCTGAACCCACCCCAGTGCCAGAACCAGAGCCTCTTCCTGAGCCTGCAACTGAGCCCGAAGAATTTGTGGAAGACTCCTCCGAAACGGATGATGATGCCAACGACAAACCAAAACGTCGCCGACGTGCAGCGAAGAAAGAGAATGACTAATGGCTCTTGGATCTGATCGAAAACTCCCTGAGGACACTGGCAGCGAGATTGTCCGTGTCACTCGGCTCGAACTCAACAAAGCGCTTGATGCTGTGGACGCAATCATTGCAGCTACACAACTTGCTGACTTCGCCACCATGAAGGCTGCCACCGCGCTGATTGACACCACTGCGCTCCGCAAAGTGGTCGCTACTCGCGAGCGTCCGCCAGCACCGTCTGGTCCATCCCTATAGCAGCTCAGCTGCTACATAATCTTGCTGGTGATGAGCCAGGGAGTGTAGTTGGAGGAACGATATGCCCAACATGACATACAGAGCCACGCATCGCAACGGGACCGCTGGAGCACTTCCTAGCAAGGTCACTACCCGTCGCGGTCGTGGCTTTCGTCTTAAAATCCGCAACCTGCATGCGACTGATGATTTGAACATCAGCTTCGACACAGGGAAGACTTTCTTCCCCATCGCAGCCGGTACCACGTTTGACGAAGACATAGCCTTCCACTTCTTCTACGTGCAACGTGGCGCGGCAGCGGACGTGGACTACTCAGCGATGTTGTTTGAGGGGTAATGGGCTGTGCCGACAGAGGTAGTACCAAAACTGCTGGTCTATGGACCGCTGGGCATCATTTGTGTGGTGCTTCTGTACGCCGTGATTGCACTCTTCAAGGCCAAGGAGAAACAGGCCAAAGAAGCTGCAGCTGCTCTCGAAAAACTCCGCAGGGAGTACCAAGACGAGATCAATTCGCTTATCGAGACGCACAAGGTGGAACAAAACACCTTGATGCAGCGCCATATCTCGAAGGCAGAGACCTGGGTGGAGAAGGGCAACGAGCTTGCCAACAACCTCCAGGCAGTTCTGGACTCCATCATTCGGCGCAGGGATTAGGAGCAAGGTCATGATCAAGAAACTCGTAAGCAGTCCTCGAGCCCGCCGCATCAGTGCGATTGTCAAGCGATCCGCACCGGACACGTCTCGCCCAAGACTTCCAGACGAGATGGAGAAAGAACTGGAGTGTGTTGATAGAGATTCGGCTGCCTGCTACGCCAATCTTGAAGACCTCAGCTCGCGGTTCGCGGACCTTGCAGCGGACCTACGCAGCGAGAACAATGCTGAGGCTGAGCCTATCCCAGTGGAAATCATTCGGGATGAGCCAAGCATCGCGAACAAGGCCATCGAGCTTCGACAAGCCTCTGCCAGTCGCCGCATGGACACTGACACCATACATTTCGCGGATGAGATGAAAGAAGCCAAGTGAGTCAACAAGTCACAGAAGACATCGCGTCGGACCTCATCGTCATCCTGACAAAGAACAACGTTGGTGTCACTGGCCTCGTGGACACGGACCTCACGGTAGCGTATCGCAAAGAAGGCGATGTCGGGTTCACCGCCAAGGCAATTGCTCCTGCAGACCTCGTGGAGCAGGGTGATGGAATCTACACACTCGTGTTCACAGCTCTCGAGCTGGACACACCAGGTTCGCTGACAATCAAAGTTCAGGGTGCACTCATTGACCAATCGGTCACCATCGTCAACGTCCTGGCAGTTGGTGTGGTCGGGGCAGGCACAGTATCCCTGGAGACCTGCATCCTCACTGGAAACGTTAATGATGCATCAGGGCAGCCTGTGGCCAACGCCGCAGTGCTCGCAATCATCTTGGGTGTCCCATCCATCGAGCAGAATTCCGCAGTCATAACGGACGGGCGCGTGAGCGTGAAGACAGACGCCAATGGCGAGTTCTTTCTGACACTGGTTCGGCTGGCAGACGTGGAAATCTTCATCCCCGAGGCCAACTACAGGCGGACCCTAGTGGTCCCCAACCAACCAAGCGCCAACTTATTTACTGGAGTCACCTAATTGGCAGCCCCCACCTCAATAGCGGTTGACGTTGACCGTGAGGAGTACTCACGCTTCGAGGAGGAACGCGACACCATCATGGTGACCGTTGCCTTTGAGGGCGTGAGCCTCAATGGGGAGCAGATCTACGTCCAGCTCATGAAGGCGCGGCGCGCGCGGGACGAAATCCTGGCCACGCAGATCCTCACGCTATCGAACCCTGTCGCGGGCATGCGTGCGCTCGAGTTCGTGCTCAACGACATCGTCAACGAGAAGGACATCCCAATGGCTCGGCGGGGCAAGTACTTCGTCAAAGCCTACTCAGCCACGACTCCATCGGTCGGGAGCACTACCGAGGACTTCCGAATCTCGCTCATTTCATTGGACCGACTCAGAGGGGACTATCTTCACGGCACCGACCAGTTCAGCTCCGACCAGCTGGCAGTCTCGGAGCAGCCGCAGATCATCACTGGAGTCACGGTCGAGAGCATCTCACTGAAGCACCCGCAGCAGTGGTATCCGCTCTCCTTCAATTTCAGCATTGCTGAACAACCAAGCGTCACCGGGGTGACATCAGAGCCTTTTGCTTTGGTGGATGGTGAAACTCTTGTCCTCCGCGTCGATGGTGGGGACCCGCTGACAGCCACGTTCAACACGGCTGACTTCGGGGCTATCGGGGCGGCAACCGCAGCAGAGGTCGCAGCTGTCATCGCAGCCGATACAGGATTGTCGGCTGTGGATGACGGTTCCGGTAAGGTTCAGGTTACTGGAGGGCAGCTCTCGCTCCTGGTGGACCCCACGGGTACCGCTACGACCACGCTTGGCCTGCTCAACCAATCATCAACTGCTACTGTCACCAGGCTCCTGAGCTGGTGCGACGGACCCGCAGCCGCTGTCGTGATGGGCAAGAACACCTACACCCTCCGACGTGGGAATACATCAGACTGGATCAAGGTGCGCGTCTCCTCCATCACAGCGCTGCCAACGCAGTCTCGTGCTGAGGAATTGCTCATCGACAGGAAGCCTCTAGACGACGCACGCATCCGAGCCATCATTGGCCAAGCGATCAGCTGGGTGGAAGACGTGTCTATTGGCATCTACCTGGAGCCTACTAGGATCATTACAGAGCCAGATCCAGACATTTACGCCTACCCATCAGAGCAGGACTACCCCAAGCTTGTGGGTGCGGACTACGACTGTATCGTGGACGCGATCATGTACCAGGCACCTGCTTCAGGTCACTGGATCAATTGGAAGTGTCCATACTACCCAATCCTCTGCTTCGAGGAACTCTACGGCAAGATCAGCAACACTCGAGTTGTGGACATCGCTCTGGAATGGGTCGAAGCACACGAGATGACTGGTTGGGTGGAGCTGGTTCCCTTCAACCAGGAAGCAGCGTTCAACTTCATCGGACTTGTCTGGGTAGAATCCCTACGCGGGCCTGTACCACTGCCAAACTTCTGGAACTTTACAGCGCTCGTCGGCTACCGCAAAACCCCGCAGATCTTGCTGGAACTGGTGGCCAAAAAGGCTGCCATGGACGTGCTCTCCATTGCTGGTCAAGCATTCCGTGGTGGTTACGCCAGCCAGTCCATCAGCCGCGATGGCGTGAGTGAATCGGTGAGCTACACAGCCTCCGCAACCTTCGGCATTTTCAGTGCGACCATTGAAGATTACAAGAAGTGGATCGACTCCAACATCAAGCATATGCGGGGCGCGTTTCGTGGTCCTAATATGGTTGTTTTATAGCTCTTGACCAGTCAAGAGAGAGCTTAGAATCAGCCTTGACATGTCAAGGGCAACTCCCTAGAACCGCTTGACTATTAGGGTTTCGTAGCTGAAACTTAGTCCGTGACTCGCAATCTCAATACGGGTCTTGGAATCGATTTCCAAGCTGGCTTCCAAGACGGGCTAGTAGCGAATAGGGGGGCTGACATGATTCACGAGCTTGGCCTCGCGTGTCCGAAGTGTCGCACAAGTGATGTTCATTTGAACATGATCCCCGATGCGCAAGGACAGAACCGAAGTCCACACTGCAGCAACTGTTATGCTGATGGTTGGCTGTTCCGCAGCCCGGTGCTGGTGCGCGGTCTCGCCACAAGCATTCGCCAGCAGAAGAACATCCTTGACGCAGGCATAGCGCAGCCAGGGGACATGCAGTTCTCCATCGGTCCAGGATTCACAGGTTGTGGTCAAGACCAACGTCGCATCTCACGCAACGACAAGTTCACAGCCACGTGGTCGCAGCCGCTCGACGACGGACAGACCATTGTTCGTGGTGCTGCGCATATGCAGGACAACGTGGGACTCGCGAACAACGTCTCGATCACTGAGGACCGTCTCTGGTACTCACCGGACCAATCGCTTTGGTGTGAGGATGAGAATGGTGTCGTCTATGGGACGGGTGACTTCGAGCTTGGTCCAGGACGAATCATCAACTGGATAGGCAACGCGCCCGCGCAGGGAACCGCGTACACGATCAAGTACACCGCATTCTTCGAGTGGATTGCCTTCGTTCCTCCACAAGAGCGTGTTGATCGAGACAACAGGGACATGGGTCCTCTCATAATTCTTCGGAAGCGTCACGTCGCGCATATCAACGACAGCCCATACATCACCGAGGCGGACAGAATTTCGATCTCAGATCGTGTGGCCTGCTGATGTCACAAGAAGCAACAGGGCAGCCAGCGCTCAACGTCAACATCGAGCAACCAGATATTGACTGGGGCGAAATGGAAGCGAAGATTGAAGCCAAAGTCCAAGAAGGCTTGAAGCAGTTTCGCGATGAGATTGAGCGTGTGTGGCACGAGAAGGCACAAGCGCAGCTCAACACAACATCGGCTGAGTACTTGGCTGGTCTCACTATCACAGCTACAAGTGTGGGTGTGGAGGGGACTATCACAGGTTTTAGACCAGTTGCGATTGAGCAGGGAATCAAACGCTTCGACATGAAACCAGGACTCCTGAAGGGCTTTCCGTACCGCGTCATCCCAATGCGCGACGGCGGCTTCCGCACGGTGAGCAAGACATCACCCGAGGGAAGCTGGTGGCACCCAGGCACGCAAGCAGCTGCCATCGGTGAGCAGGTCAAGGCAGAGGCACCAAAGATTGCAGGCAAGATCTTCACGAAATTGATCGAGAGGATGGAAGTTTGAGTCTCATACCCGAGTACATCTTTCGGTCTGCTATCCAACGAGGCATCCGCGCACTGCGTGACGACACACGTTTGATTGATCAGTTGTTCCGCAACGTGGACCAAGAGTCTGCTGGCGAGATGCGGGACTTCCTGCTGAAGAATCGAATTTACATCGACGTGAACTACCCGAGGGAGGAGCTGCAGATTCCTGCGATCATCATCCTCCTGAAGTCTGAGACCGAGAGCCAAGCGTTCTTGGGTGACATCATGGGCGTGGACTGCGAGCCTGATGCGTTCTCGTTTGACACCTTCGAGCAGGACGAACTCGCTGATGAGATTTTAGGTGGTGCTGCTTCTGTATCCGATCTTAATGGTCTTGGTTCTGTGTCGTATGGACCAGCTAGAGCACTCACAGGCACAGCGAACACACTGAAGGCAACCTTCGCAGCTGGTGACGCAGCTTGGGCATCCAGCCAATACGCTGGGCGTGGGCACACGGTACACCTCATCGGAGGAACTGGCGTCGGTCAACAGCGCGGCATCAACGCCAACGGCTCGGACACCCTCATGGTGTCACCAAATTGGCAAGTGACGCCGGATGCTACGACTGTGTTTGTGATCCGCAACCAAGCACAAGAGGTCATCGGACAACCGAGGGCAATCTTCAACAAAAGTGGTGGAGCACGCACTGAGCGCCTTGGCAGTCTCTACAATCTGCAGCACCAAATACAGATCATCGGACCAAACCCTGAGTTTACGATCTATCTGCACGCCATCGTGAAATCGATATTCACACTCTCCAGGACGTTCCTGGAAGGGCAGGGAATCATCAACATGAAGATGGGTGCCACAGATTTCATCCCACGCACTGAATATCAACCAGACTTCGCATATATGCGTGCGTTGAACGTGGACTTTCAGTACCCATTCGATATTTTCAGTGAGTTGGGGGAACTAGCAGAAGAGTTCCGATTGAGGATCTGCCAAGCCACGGAAGATGGTCCAGTGATTATGAGTGACGTAACAAGCACCGTCACACCAACGAGTCCATAGGAGCTAGAAAATGTCTAAGAGAAACAAAGAATCAGAAAAAGAAGAAGAGGTTGTTGTCGAGCAAGTGGAAGAAGTGAAAAGCGCTCCATCCATGTCTTCACCTCCTCCAGCTGAAAAGTCTGATGACAAGAAGCCAATCGAAACTGAGAAGCCTGAGCCAATGCTCACCTTCTCGAGATACTTCGCATACACAGGGAAGCCTGAGCACCACAAATCGGGAATGGTTGCTTGGTTGAGTAAGCGCGGCGGAACCAATGGGCGACGAACAGCCAAGTCATGGACTGACCTGTTCTCAAAATACTAAGCAAGCAGAGGAGAATGAGCCATGACACGATTCGTTAATTTTGGGGGACAAACCCAGTTCAAACCAGGTGGCCTCACGCGCATCAATCCAAGCGCGTTGGCACCAATCGGCCTTTCGGCCACAGGCATAGTCCATCTGCTGGGTGAAGCAGACGGAGGAATCCCTGGCGCAAGTGGACTCATCATCATGGATGATCCCGCTGAAGCCAAGGCAGCACTACGGTCTGGTCCACTGGCCGATGCCATTCGCGTTGCGTTTGGGCCATCCGGTGACTCAAGAATTCCTGGAGGCGCATTCCGGTGCGTCATCTACAAGACCAACAACTCAACCCAAAGCGGGACACAGCTGCCTGGTGACGATGCATTCATAGCAGACACAGCAGCAGGTGCACCGACGACCACGTCCATTCAGCTGACAACCAACACGACAATGGTGGTCAACGCGCACGCTGGTAGGTGGTTCAAGCTGGTAGCTACGGGAGAAAAGCGGCGCATCGTATCGAACACGGTGGACACGATTGTAGTGTCTCCTGGTTTCAAAGCCGCACCTGCTGCTGCAGCCGTAGTGCAGATTCTCCAATCTCAACTACTCCTCACTTCCGCAGACTACGGCGCACACACCAACCAAGTGTCTGTCGAGTTTGAAGCAGGTGTTGGTGATGGATTCGTCGTCACACTCGCCTTTGAGGACCAAGTGGAGCGCTCACCAGAAGTTGGTGGGGAAAGTTTCCTCGACCTCAAGTACGTTGGTGGTCCGTCGTTCATCGCAGGCAACTCGACTGCAATTGATGCCACAGGATTGATCATCACAACGGACATCAGTGCGGTGGGTGCGAACGATGCAGCCGGAATGTTCATGCGATTCGCTGATGGGTCGCAGCGTGAGATTGCCAGCAACACCATCGGACCTGCGTCGGTGTACACACTGTCGGCTGGGCACGCTCTCACGACTTCACAGATCGCAGCACTGGCTGTGAGTGCTGTCGATGTCATCAACGTGCTCACGTCGGCGGTAAGCATCACTGGCACCAATGGGCTCTCCACTGGGCTCACCAGCACAGTCACTCCGACTGCAGACAACCTTGCAATCGTATTCGCGACTGCTGGATTGACTACTCTTCGACAGCTGGTTGACTACCTAAACGGTAACACCAACTACGAAGCGACCATCCCCAATGGTGTGAACCCCGACACCACACTCCTGAACACCTACGACTTCGGTCAACGGAACACGGCTGTGGATGTTCGATTCGGCACCGACATCACTCCATCCACCAAGGGAACCTTCCGCAGGGATCTGCAGGAAGCTGTGGACTGGATCAACCGGTTCGCCACTCTCGCAACGGCAGCCAGAGCTACGGTTGGGGCTACCGAAGGAAGCGAGATCCCGGACTACACGGGCGGCGTCTCTGGCACCATTCGCGATGTTCCTGTGTTCTTCATCGGAGGCACCCGAGGAATCTCGGCCAACTCCAACTTCCAGGCTGGCTTCGACGAGCTTGTCCAGACTCGAGCCAACCATATCGTTCCGCTCATCAGCCAGGACCTCACCAATGAGGGCAACGGCTCGACTGCTGAGATGGCCTCCGTGGCTGCTCAGTTGCTCTCGCACGTGCAGTACGCACGCCTGCAAGGCAAGAACGAGCAGGGCGGTTACCTGGGCTTCAAGGGCACCAAGACACAGTTCTTGGCCCAAGCAGCTGCGCTCAACGACACAGACGTGCAACTCATTCCCCAGCAGATGGCTTTCCTCGACGTGGACGGCAACCTGAAACTGATGGATGAGTGGGCCTCAGCTTGTGCCGCAGCAGGCATGCGCTCGGGAGCCAATGAGGTTGGAGAACCCCTCACTTTCAAATACATCAAGACCAGCCAGCTCGAATGGGACTCCAGCTGGAGCCCAACCAACCGAACCGACATCAATCAGCTCCTTCAGGGTGGCATCATGTTCGCCGAGATTGCGGCGGGTGGTGTGCGTTGGGTTCGTGACATCACGACCCACCTGAAGAACGACGACACCGCATTCATCGACGGCAGTACTCGTGACGCAGTGCGGTACGTGGCCTATGACCTCCGCCAGTTTCTGGAGGACAGGTTCACGGGTCTGAAGGCGACCCCAGCCACAGCGGCATCCATCCGCGAGTCTGTGGCAGCCAAGATGGCTGACTACCTCACAGACCATATCATCGTGGAATCACTTGATCCTGAGACGGAGACCACGATCATCAAGGGCTTCCGCAACTTGCGGGTACGCATTGTGGGGACTGTCGCTGACATCAAAGTGGAGATCTTCCCGGTCACGGGCATCGTCTTCCAACTCAACGACATCTACCTCCAGCTGCCAATCATTGTGGCTGCATAGGGGTAGCTGATCGACACGCCTGAACACGCAAGAGTTGCCTCACTGCTCGGAGTAAGTGGTGAGGCACTTCTGCATTGTGTTCAAGGGAAGTCTCGAGCTGAGAATCTGCAGCGAATGAACGACCTCATCACGAGCGCCAAGAGGGCGTACAAGAAGCTCGCTCGGGAGCTGCACCCAGACCACAATGGCGGGTGTGCGCAGAAAGAGAAAGAATTCAAGTCACTTGCACTGGCGTTTCCAGTGGTGATGCAATTTTTGGTAGAGACACGGGACGGACCTGCCACAAGCCGAAGACCGAGAATCAAGATCTCCATAGCGGAGCCAGCGATTACAGAACTGCAAGTGAAGCGGTCCTACGATGTCTGGAGTTGACGTTGATTCTAGTGTGCGATAGCTTGGAGGTACTGATTGCCCAAGGCACGGTACTCGGCAGCACGCGACTCCTCCGTCTCGACTGTCTCTTTCGCTGAAATGAAGACGCCCATAGGGGCACAACCCACTAGACGGAGGATTGACGTATGGCTGCAAATGTATTTTCTGGAGCGCGTGCTCGTTTCAAAGTTGACGGAGTTCCCGTTGGCTGGGCAGGTGGAGTAAGCGGTTCGGAGTCTATCGACTACGAGCCTGTGGACGTGATCGATCTCTTGGAGGTCCGTGAATTCGTCCCAGTTGCCTATCGGGCAACGCTCTCGGCACAGGTCTTCCGTGTCATCGGGCAATCGCTCAAGGCTGTGGGCATCTTCCCTGTGGAGGAGAATATCCTCACCAGTGGTGACCTCACTGCCACGGTCGAAGACCGACTCACTGGAAACACGATGGCTCAGTTCGAGAGCTGCAAAGCTTCCGAGCACAGCTTCGACATCTCAGCGCGAGGAATCGTCTCCGAGAATGTCACCTTCGTGACCATTCGACTCCGCGACGAGTTCGAGAATCCGGTCTAGGAAACTCCCGCGAGCATGGGTACGCAGCGGTTTTATTGACCGTTTGCGTGCTCTATTTCGCTCAAAGAAACCACTTGGAACTATGAACACACCAAAGAATCAAAAGACTTTCACCATCAAGTACAAGAGTGATGAGACGGGTGAAATCACCGAAGGTACTTTCACTGTCAAGCGATTGGCAGTGCGAGACCGTTCCCAGGTTGGGATGCGCAAAAGCCAACTCGCAGGCGGCATGTATTGCGTGCGTGATGACGAGGGCAACCCAACAGGGCAGGGCCTTGATGAGGACACGGATTACCTCAATGGCATGATTGCTCACCTCGAAGTAGCCCTAATCCAGAAACCAAGTTGGTTCAACTTGGCGGAGCTTGCCGATCTAGGCTTGGTCCGGGAGGTATATGGGGCAGTCTTTGACTTTGAGACCTCCTTTTTTCGTCTTGGACAAAAAGACGGGGACACTCCAGAAAGCGGATCTGACAACGTGGGCACAAAAGACCGCGTCCCAGAATATCAGGGAACCGGAGTTGGAAACGCTCCTACGCAGGTGGTGGACCAACAAGTACAAGCTTCCCTGGACGCATGAGTGTGCCCAATCCGCAACCCTTGAGGACCTCCTAGTCGAGTACTACGAGGACTTCTACGAAAAGAATCCCTCTGAAGCTCGAAAGGTGTTTTCTGAAGATGGTGAATTTTTCTTTGAGAGCACAGGCGATCCACTTCTCGACAAGTGGGAAGAGGAACTGCAGAAAGGTCTCATCCCTGATCTCGAGGAAGGGATGTCTGCGAAGGACAAAGATAAGCTCAGGGAGGAGCGTGCTTCCGTGCGTCGTGCGCGCGGGGCAGCAGATGAACTGTTCAAAGAGCCCGACGAGAAGCGCTTGCGTGAGTACCAAAGCAAGTTCGCTTCTCCTGGCACAAAGCGTGAGCAGGACCTTCTTCAGCAACAAGCTCGCTACGGAATGCTCGGAGAGACTGGACCAACCGATGATGAGGGTTGGGAAGACATGTTGATGGGGATGAGTGACTAATGGCGGGAATGAAGATACCCATCGACATCAATCTCCAGCAGGTTCGCAAGAGCTTCCGAGAGATGACCAAGCTTCAGAAGAAGACTTGGCGAGTACGCCAGCAGCAGATCCGCATCGAGAAGAAGGAGTCCAAAGAAGAACTAAAGCGCATAGCTAAGGAGCACAAAGCTAAGCAAAAGTACATGAAAGAGGAGTCCACGCACACCAAACGGTTGCGGGATGATCGCGGAAGTTACATCAAGCGCGAAGAAACTTTCACACGCAAAAATAGGCAAGAGCAGTCCAAGGACTACCGGACCACCACTGACCGCATCAGGAAGATCGATAAGCAGACCAAGGGTGGTGCATTTGGTCGTGTCAACAGGGCTGGGGGCGCAGCCGCCGCGATGATTGGTGGCGGGATCCTTGGTTTCGCTGTCGGCTACGGACTCAAAGCTGCTGAGATGCGTAGGTCTGCGATGCAATCCTTCAGCCCCGCCATCGGCACTGGTGAATCCTTCGGCGGGATCATGAAGCAAAAGTCTCAGGGCAGGGTAGGAAATTATAAAGGCGGAAATCTCGGCTACAACGTCATGGAGCGCTCCGGGATGATCCCCGGAATGACCCGAGCCACTGGGTCAACCAACGTGGTCCCAATGATGGAGGCCATGCGTGCCACTGGCATGAACCAAGGTGAGGTGGGTGGTGCGTTTGGAGCCATGGCAGCTGGTGGCACCTCATTCAGTGGAAAAGGCAAGGGCAACGCAGGAAAGCGTGAGTTTAAGGAACTGCTAGCAGCAGGCATGGCGTCTGGTCTCGAGAAGGGGCGGATGCCTGAGTTCATGTCTGGCGTCACGCAGCTTATGCAGACGCAGCAGGCGATGGCAGCTGGTGACGTGGCCTCTGGCGGCATATCCAAGCTTGCAGCAGCACTTGGGCAGAGTGGTCTCTCTGGATTCAAGGGCCAGCGCGGCATGGCCCTCATGGGCAAGATACAACAAGGCATTCTGCAGCCAGGCGGAGGTGAGTCTGGGATGGCGTTCATGCGCCAAGCTTTTGGGTTCGGCAAGCCAGGTGGTGGTGCAAGTTTCTACGACGCTGAGAAGAAGCGGGAAGGCGGACTTGGCAAGAACGCGGAGGGTTTCGCCACGGTCATGGGAGAACTGAAGTCTCAGTACGGCACTGGCGAAGACGCAGTCCTCAAGATGCGCGAAGTCCTCGGTACGTCCATCTCTCAGGGCGAGGAACTGATCAGGCTGTCTGAAGCTGGGAACATGTCCACTGAAAATCTCGCACGCATCGACGAGATCATGAAGGAGACCGAGCCCATCGAGAAGCAGGCGGCGCGCGCCATGAAGGAAGCAGGTACGACGCTCAAGAGCATCGCAGCTCGTATGGACCAATCTGTTGGCAATGGTGCAGCGGCGCAGAAGATGCTCGACAAGATCGAGAACTTCCAGAAGATGCTCTATGAGCTGATGCTCAAGTGGCTTCCAAAAATCGCTGGCATACTCGCGGACTTGAAAGTCATCTTCGAGTTTGTCTTTGATCACCTCAAAAAAGCATTCCCTGTCAAAGCAATTATAGAAGGCGCAAGCAATGTCATTAACGGAAAAGAAGACATCAAGAAGGCAACAGCTGCCCTTACGTCTGGTGGCAGGTCCTTCAACAAGAAATACAAAGGTGTGTCCATCAAACAGCTACAAGACATGTCTGCTGGTGCGTCTGGCCAGTCTCGCGTAGATCTTGAGAAAGAACTCGCTGACAGAGGCAACGCACTACTAGGTGTGTCTGTGGCTGCTCCAGGCGCTTACGGAGCCGGGCAAACCCGTGCCAACGCAAGAAGCTTAGCGAAGCAAGCTACAGGAGGCACTGAACTGTATGAAGCTGCGCTGAAGGGCATGGGCGTCACGCACGCCACTGCATCTCCGCAGCAGAGAGCAGATGCGCGAACTAGAGCAAATCTGTTAGCTGGCGCTGACAGCAGGAAGGCCAGGACAAGCTTGATGACCCCGAAATCCGAGCGTGAAGCAGCTGCAAGGGATATGGCGGAAACCAAGCGCACTGGCGATATTACTCCAGTCTTGGAGGGTGGTACGAAGCGTGCAGAAGCCATAAAACAGCGAGACGAAGAATTCGCAAGAGAGCGCCGATCCAAAATCGTCGTAGAAGTACACGAGAAAAGCGGAGATCCAGGCACCGTTAAGAACGGAAAATCAAAAGGCAAAGAGAAGCGACTGGACGCAGGGCAATGACCACGCATCGGTACCATACTCGCGTGTGCGTGGTTGTGGACTCGCACGAGAGCGGCCAAGTCGAACTCTCTCGTGATGTCATCTCACTGAACTGCAGCAAGCAGACAAAGTCGATGGGACGATGGCAGATGCAGCTTGTCCCAAGACGAAACTATATCAATCTCGTCTACCCGAACGATGTCGTCAATATCTACATCGATCCAGGTGACGGTGAGAGCGGTCTCGTGCGGACCATGTTTGGTTACGTGGACCGCGTACAAAGGACAGAGCAAGTCAATGAGAACGGCGAGATGTCCACACGCATCACGCTCGTGGGATCAGACTTCCAAAAAGCAATCGACAAAACCAGCATGTACTTCAATGCGTATATGCGCCAGGTCCTTGATGAGAGATTCGCACGTAGCGACTCGGGACGACTACGCACAACCTTCCGCAACGACGCAGAAGGGTCGTCACTGCGCAACGCAGGAATCACAGCACACGGCACACCAGCGGACTTCATCGAGAACTTCTTGATGTTGATCCTTGGGCTTGGGCAGCAGTGGCGACTACCAGACTCCTACAAGCGTGCGCAGCAGCAGATTCAAGAGAATCGAGACAAGCGTGCCCAACGTGCCATGAGCCGAATTCCTCAAGTGGTTCTCGACGCAGTGGACATCCTGGGCTTCAAAGGACAGAAGCTCACAGACATTGTGGAGGACGTGCTCAAGCAAGCAGCGGAGGCGAATCGCAACGCAGACATCAGCCAATCTGCAGTGCTCTCTGGAGACGCAGCACAGTTTGCAGAGGACCTGCGCGTGGCGGCTAAGACGCTCACAGGCAGCGCAGCGCTCCTCGCATACCGCAACGTGCGAGCTACCTCAGATGCAAGCTACCCCAACGGAATACTGGACCTGATGAGTTTCGATTTCATCGAAGCGCTGTGCATTGATGGGTTCAATGCTAATGCAGCTGTCTGGCAAGCGGGCAACCAAACCCTTGCGCAGTTTCTATATGGCAACAGCAACGGGGAAGTGAACGAGTTAATTTTCGACCTTCGACCAATATCCACCACCAACGAGTTCGACCTACTTGATGGCGGACTGGAGGAGGGTGGATACTCACGTGCCAGCGACGAGTTGGGAATCAATGAGAAGGGCTCAGAAGCCTTCTCAAAATCTGTTGGAGCTGTTCGATACCAGCCTGCAGTCGTGTTTCGGGAATATCCGTACTCAGTGGTTGAGGGTATCGATCTGTCCAGCCTTGCCCAGCCAGCACCAGCCCCACCAGCATTCAACTCTTTTTCACCAGCAGCACTGCAGTCACAGTTCCAGGCTGTCCTGGACGCGGTAGACCTGAAAACTACTTACGAGACCTTTGTGCCATTTGGGCCAATCTTTTCAGTGAACGTGAACCAGGCAGGTCGCGCAATCTACAAGTACGCGACACCACTGCACCCAGCTGCGAAGCAATTCAACGACAAGGTACAGGCACAGGCGCGGAAGCATATCGATGTTGTCGTCATCAACAACAGCGACGTGCAGAACTCAGAAGTTGGTCGCAGCGACGAAGACACCATCAACGTGTTCCAGCTCGGTACGAGAAGCAGTGCCGACATGACCACGCAGATGACTTCAGTGCTCACTAACTTCTCTCCTGTGGTCAACCAGATCAGCATCGCAAGGCACGGCATTCGCGTGTGGGAAGGTCAAACGCAATTCGCAAACTGGTCACCACGCAACATAGAAGGCATCGTCGGAGGGTCCAAGGACAACTCACAGATCCGCAGGAACTTGGTTCGGTGGCAGCTGATGATGGACCACTGGAACCAACACAACATCGAGTTCCTCTCGGGGACCATCACCGTGCGCGGACGACCAGACATCCGAGTTGGCTACAGACTCGACTGGGAGGACAGGAACGAGAGCTACTACGTTGAGGGAGTCCAGCACCAGTGGCAGTACCCAGGAGCCATGACCACGACATTGAGTGTGACTCGTGGGCAACGCAATGACCCATTCCCTGCGTACATTCCTCCGGTGTTCATAAACGATTCTGGCCAGACGGAGGAGCAAGTCTCAGGTAACCGTGGTGCGACGGGACGACTGGCAAGATTCTTCAAGGTCAAAGACACCAGTGCTACGAGATCATCAACAGAGGGAGAAGGTCCAAGTGAAGCCGAGCTTGGTCGCAATGAGACGGACCAATACCCAGAGGTCATCATCAACGGTGGCATAGCGATTCTTGGATCGACCACTAAAATCGGTGTGGAGACTGAGTACGGCGCAGACCAAGTGAAGTTGGTCATTCCACGTAGTGGTGGAGGAACACTCGCATGACAAGGATGCGGTCGGGAAGCATTGAGCAAGGTGCATTGTCCCACCAGCCAGCGGACTATGCGCATGAGCAAATATCGAGCCCTATGCTCGGCATCGTTCTCAGTACGTTCTGCTCAGATGACCCATTAAATTCGTTGGCTGGAGTTTTCCAGGATGGTCGTGGGTACGCATGCCAGGCCCGCGTGATGATCGTCAATGACGGAACGCAGCAGCCTACAATTCTTCCCAACGTCATCATCACACCTGGCTCAGGAACAGGAATCGACAACTACAACGAAGAGTTGCCTAGAGGTGTCACTGGCAAAGTCGATGGCACGAAATACAACACAGATTTCAACGATGTTCCGATGAACCAACTCGATGGCGACTGGTGCATCGTCCAGTTCATCGGAGGCAGTATCCACCAACCGTACATCTCCACGTGGTTCCCTCACCCAGCCAATCGACGGGACGCACACACAGGCAATCAAGGAGACACTGACACCATCGTGCAAGGTCGGCGTTGGGTGAAGCGGTTCCAAGGGACACGACTCGCAATCACCGCCAAAGGTGACATCGTCGTCGATACCAACGAAGCCAATCACCCCATTGACCCAACATTTCCAGAGCGTATCGAGAACGACGCAGGTGGGGACATCTACGTCAACGTGAAGGCTGCGCGCGAATTCGAGATCAACTTTAATCCGTCCGTGGCTACATCTGCATTGCCCGACGTGCTTCGTGCACCTGGAGAACTCCCAGACATGACGGAGCGCAGCATTGACCTCACTTCGCTGCTCGCCAACAAAGACGTTATTCGCCTCATTGCAGGGCAGGTCATGGAACTGTTCTCCTACAGCATGTTGCACCTTGGTAAGGAAGCGGACGCAACCGAGAACTTCGTGCTTGGCCAGTCGTGGAAGACGTTGATGGAAACGGTTCTGCAGGACCTCATCGACCACGTCCACCCAACTGGCGTCGGTCCATCGGGAACATCACCAACACTCCTGGCCAGCTTTGCGCCACTAAAAGCCGCACTTGATGACCAGCTCAGTGACTGGATCTTTGGGCAGAAAGCGGCACCGACACCCTAATGGCACTCGCAAACGCAGCACTGAAGACGGACATCCAAGACATCTTGGACGGCACTATCCCGTTGCCTACGGTTGCAGCAGCAGGAGTTGCTTGGGGAGACGCGATCCATGCATACGCAGGGACAGGAGGTGTCATCAACCCAGGTCCAGCCGAGCTTCCAATCACAGGCTTGGCCACAGGACTGCCAGCACTGAAAACGGCATTGGCTGCTGCGTTCAGTTCAGGAACCCCTGCAGGTGTAGCCAGTGGCATGAGTGCAGCTATCGATGCGTATTGGGCTCCGGGAGTCGTAGCACTCGCTACCCCTGGGATGGGATCCACAGGAGGCGCAGCACTCACAGCGACATTGACGGCAATCTTCGCAGTCGTCGGAGGAACACACAGCAGTAAGGCAGCAGAAATCCAAGCAGCCATCACGGTACACACCGGGCTCGTAGTCGCAGTCTTCCCAGCACCAGGTCCACCAGTCCCTGGCCCATTCCCAGTTGTGTGAGGTATCTAGATGGCCAATGACAAAATAGTAAGCACCGTGATTGACCCCAGCAGCGTCCGACGCAACTGGCGCATTGGTGGCTCAAGGAGTGGTAGTGACGGGCTGTACGCACTCGCCATCATCGACACAGAGTTCGTCACTGCAGGTACGACTGCAGGGGCACTGGTGTCTGGTGGTGTTCTAGGGAATGGCGGAGCCAGCATCGTTGCCAACTCAGGGCAGGATGCAATTGAGTTCGTCTTCAAAATGAACCCGCAATCGATGTCTATGAACGAGCCTGCTGCCGTGCAGATCGTCCCAACGCAAGACGGTAGTCAATTCATCGAACATCAGGGAAGCATTTACAAGGACATCACCATCGCAGGTACGACTGGATTGCGTCCATCGAAAAAGTCAGCACCTTTGATCCCTGTGCTGAACATCCCCAACCCATTCAGTGGACGAAGGATTGATCCCGAGACGCTGCTCCCAGACGCAGAGAAAACGCAGAGTGGCTTCGAGGATTTGATCCTCCTCAAGAACATGTTTCGCCACTACTTCGACATCAAACGCAACCCAACCATCGCGCACAGGCACGTGATGGTGTGGCAGAACGGCAAAGAGGGTGAGTGGTGGATCGTCGAGCCAATGGCATTCAAGACGAATCGAGACTCTGGATCTCCTCTCACCACGAAGTATGACATCCAGCTCCGAACCATCAAGCGCTACGACCTGAGGCTCTTTCAGCGCCCCATTGAGTCCCGCAAGAAGCGCAATGGCTTCACTCGACTCAATGTTCGCTTGGCGGAGGCAACACGACGCATTGCCAACTCGCTATCAGTAGCCACAGCACTATCAGACCGAACGGTAGGAGTCACCCAGGCCACACTCAACAACATCATCGGACCAGCCAAAGCACTCTTCGACGGGCTCACAGGAGTCACCACAGTCTCGTCACGAGCTTTCCTGGTCCCGCGTAACACGACCATTGCATTGGCGCAGTCTGCGCTGGGCCTAATGGCTGAGCTGCAGTCGTCGCAAGCCGCTCTGAACGCATACAAGCAGGATGGTGTGTCTACCCAGCTCTCGACAGCCTGGCACGCCTACAGAATGATCTTCAGAGTGTCCACAGCGGTGGCAGCTGAGGATGCACTCTACGGCGAGACTACTGGACACAAGTTCAGTAAACGAAACCGAGCCTACAACAACCCAGCATCTGGCCCACCACGCACGGGCGGCAGCCCCACCAACGTGTCCAACACCAAGGCACCAGGAGGCACGCAGATCGCAGCTGTCACGAGCTTCGACACCATCTTCACGCTTGCCCAGCGGTACTTGGGGGACCAGGCCCGATGGAAGGAGCTGGTGCTTCTGAACGACCTCAAAGCGCCATATATCGACCCTACAGGGAACGGTAGTGAGGTTCTGCGCCCAGGGGACCAGATTCTGGTTCCGTCTCACGGCATCGAGCTGCAGAGTGGTGTCGAGCTGGATTTGTCTCAAGAGACGGATCTCCTCACCAAACGCTTGGGGCGGGATCTGCGTTTGTCATCATTTGACGCAGCAGGTGGTGTCACTGATTTCGACCTGGTAGTCAATTCTCGAGGAGACATTGACACTATCTCGGGGGTCCCCAACCTAGAGCAGGCTGTGGAAATCAAATTCTCCACAGAACAAGGCACTCTGCCGACACACCCGGCATTTGGACTTCAAGTCCCAATTGGCAGTAAAGCCAACATTCGGACCCTCATTGGTTTTCAACTCAACGCCAGAGCTTCTCTGCTTGCTGATTCTAGGATCAGCGACGTAAATAGGCTAAATTTCCGCGTCGAGGGGAACACCGTAACAGTCAACGCAGAACTGCAAGTTGCGGACGTGAATGAATCACTCGCAGTGAGCTTCGACGCACGCAGGTAATCCATGGCATTCGTACCTAGAACATTCGAGGAGATTCGCGATGACATGATCAACTTCGTGCGTCTGCAGACCGACCTCACAGACTTCGAGGTCGGATCAGTTATTCGCACGATCATTGAAGCAGCGGCACTGGAAGACGACGAGCAGTATTTCCAGATGGTTCAACTGCTGGATGCGTTTCGACTGTCCACAGCCTCAGGACAAGACCTCAACGACCGAGTGGAGGAGTTTGGACTCAACAGGCTTCAGCCCGCTTCGGCTGCGGGTGACATCTACATTACTGATGGGCTACTGAAGACCTCAGCACTGGCCTTCGATCCCAGTCCTGACCCAGGTGCTACTTCGCTGATTCTAGAATCTTCGGACGGCTTCCCAACTGCAGGATTTCCCATCACCGTCCGCATTGGCGAAGGCACCATCAACGTAGAAGACGTAGTGGTCTCAGCCAACAACACAGGCACAGACACGCTCACGTGCGCAGCCACAGTCAAAGCACACAGTGCGGGTGATCGAGTCTCACTGGTTGATGGATCAGCAGACAAGACGCTGTCCTCCGCAATCCGAGCACAAGTTCCCGCCAGTGGATCAGCGGAAGCTGTAGTCTTTGTGACAGTCGAGGAAGGTTCAATTGTAAACGGAAACTTCCGAAGCACCTCGTTGAACGCTCGTGCCGAGCTTCCAGGATCAACAGGGAACATTGGCTCGGCACGTATCACTACTTTCGTGACAGCAGCCCCGTTCGATGGAGCAGGCGTTACCAACCTAGCAAACTTCGCGGGCGCACGTGACTTGGAGACCGACGCAGCCCTCCGAGACCGCGCACGCAAGCAAATCCAGTCACTGTCGAAAGGAACAGTCCTAGCACTCCAACAAGGCGTTCTCGGTGTAGCGGACGACATCACTGGCCAGCGTGTAACCACGTCCAACATCCTCGAGTCTTTCGTGAACAACGAGGTCATCGTTTACGTGGACGACGGCACAGGATTCACACCCGACCAAGTCACACTGGCCAGGACAACAGCATCCGTTGCTGTCGCTGCTCCAACCGCAAGCATCACAGTCACTGATGCAGCCGACATGGCACAAGAGGGATCAATCCTCATAAGCCCAGACGACCCAGCACAGACTGAGATTCTTGAATTTTCCGGTATTACTGGAAACGTCCTCAGCCTAGTAGGCGTGACTGCAAAGATACACGACATTGGCGATGAGGTTGCGCTGGTCGATGTAATCGAAGACAACGCTGAGGCAGGCGCAAACTTCTTCCAACTGGCAAATTTCCCAGTGGTGCGTGGAAGTTTACGTCTGTGGCTAGATGCTGGTGGTGGAGGTAGCCCAATAATTCAGGTCGAGGGCACCGACTACTACGTCAATCGGGGAACGGGACAGATCGAGTTCACAGGAGCTGGCGTGACTGCCGGGTCTGTGATCGCCGCTTCGTACATCTACTACACGACACTGATTGCGAAAGTGCAGAAGGTCATCGACGGAGATCCTTCAGACCCAATCAACTTCCCAGGAATTCGTGCCGCTGGTGTGAACGTGTTGGCGGAGACTCCAATCATTCGACGTGTCACGGTGCGCGTGTCCATAACTGCTGCACCAGGCATCCAGGAGCAGGACCTTGTTCCGCAGGTGCAGGAGACCATCGAGTCGTACATCAACGGTCTCGGCATTGGCGAAGACGTGATCATCGCAGAGATCATCGAACGTGCCATGGCTGTTAGTGGCATGTTCAATGTCACAGTCACACTACCGACAGCTGATGTCGTGGTCCTCGAGAATGAACTCCCTGTGCCGTTTGACGTGAGTGGAAACTCCTTGGTGATCGTTACGTAGATGCCAGTAGTCAAGAAACAGAGTGCCATCAAAGAAGCACGTGACCAGTTGTTCCTGGACACTGCGGATGGCGTGCGCCTCAACGTTGTCACGTCCAACCTTGGGCTAGACCGACCACTCATTGGAATTGATGACGACGAGTGGAGGTCCATAGCAAAGAGCGTTGCGTTGCAGCCGAAAGTGGTTCGCAACGTATTTGCGCGCCTGATGGAGATTTGCACAGGTCCAAAGAAGACGCGCATTGCAGCACTCTCTGCAGACTCCGCAATTGGAGCAAGCATCGTACAGTGCAGTGACGCATCAGACCTACTTCAGCTAGGTACGCTGGTGTTCAGTCCAGGGCAGGTGATTGAAGAATCGGTATCGTTCTGTTTCCGTGATTTGGAGACCAACAAAGTATTCCTGAACGGAGACCTAACACAACCACACACGCTCGTTGACGAAGCTTCTGGTCACCTGCTTGCGGCCACAGCAGCTGGTGCGGCGTCTCTCGTGCTCATCAGCACAAAGACTTTCCCAACCACCAACTATCCATACTCGCTGATTTTGGCGCGAGGAACTGAAGCAGAAGAGACGGTTGTGGTGACGGGCAATGACCCAAACACCAACACACTCACTCTGTTGAACGTGACTGTGAACGACCAGGCTGGCCCACGCGCAACCTTTGTTAGTAAGGTTTTGGACGCAGACGCACCCAATGGTCGCGTCTTCATAAAACTGGACGATGACGCGACAAGACCATTCCCTGGACAAGGTTTCCTTCGCCTGGACTTCAACGGAGCCAACCAAGAAACACGAGAGTATGAGTCCAACGATGTTGTGGCCGACGTGCTTCACCTGCGTAGGCCACTGGAGAACGACCACGTAGCTGGTGAGTCCGTTGAGCTTGTGGACCCTGGAGCAACCGTGGAGACGTGCTCGGTGATCCAGGTTGGTGTGGGCTGGGAGCTGTTCGAGACAGAGCATCGAAAGATCAAAGTCTATGCGCCTAGCATGAACACCGATCTTCGACTTCGTGACGCCAGTTGGCTACACGGTGAAGTTCCTGCAGCATTCGCTACAACACTGTCTGGTCCCGCAGTAAGTACCGATTTGATACTCGATGTCACTGACATCTCAGGATTTCCTGATGAGGCGGGACTGATTCTGATCGACGGGACGATCACACGCTTCTATGTCCTCCGTGAGGAGACAGGAGTACAGCTCCACCTAACGCAACAACTTGGCTTCTCAAAACTTGCAGGAACACCTGTTTCGCTCATCCGTGAGGTGTATCCAGGGACAAATCTTGAGCAGGGAAACTTAACAACGAACCAATTCCCTGGACCGTATCTCTACGACGCAACACAACGCGCACCATCGACCATCAGCACACAACTTGATGAGGCTATTCCTTCACCAACAAGGTTGGCTGTAGCCGCCCTGGCAGGACAGAAGTGCCTTGAAGTGTTGAGCGCGTTCACGTGGCCAGCTACTCCGTTCACTCCATTCACACTGCGACTCGGACGCGCCACAGGCGGAGCTGAAGATCTCACCATCAACGACAGGACGCTGAAAGGTGATGCAGTCACTACCGTGAACATCGCACCTGTTCCCGACCCAGGGGCTCTGACTATTCAGGGCGTGGACACCACGGCATTCCCGCAAGCAGACGGAATCAACATCGCAGGCTACCGGATCATCATCGACGAAGGCGGCGGCAATGAGGAGATCCTTACCGTCACACAAAACTCTGCAGCAGCTCCAGGCAACTTCACGCTGTTGAGCCCCACGACAGTGGTGCACGCACCAGGTGAAACCATCGGACTACTCAACGACATACTCACTGTTGACCCAACAGTCTTCGCGCACACAGGGCCATCACTGAGCCCAACAGTGGAAGGGCACAGGGTTGAACCGCTGACCACCAAAATTGAGCTTTTGTCTGGTGCTGCATTCCCAGATGTTGGTGGCATTGTGTGGTTGAACTTTGGCAAAGAGCGACCCAACATCCGCAGACGGATCATCTCTGTGGTGAGTACTACTGTGTTGGAGTTCGCAGATACTAGCGTGTTTCCAGACGCAGCCAACCCATACGCAATTCTGGTCGGTGAAGGGTTGCCGCACAGGGAATACGCCACAGTCATCACCAACGACACAGGACTCAATAGACTCACCTTGAGCGCGGCAATCGTAGGAACATTCAACGCGGGTGACTACGTTGAGTTTCACGCAGGCGCACCACTAACCGTGTCCTACGTAGATCGTGACACCAACACACTGGATCTAGCGCAGCCAACCGTGTTCCTGAGCGGGTACACAAAGGGTGAGACTGTGATGCTCTCACCTGTTGAGTCCATCCCAAGTGAGCTGGGTACGGACTACGCCATGCTGATGCCACCAGACGCAACGATCTGCCTAACTGCCCTCTTTGAACTCGTGCGTGCCGCTGGCGTCGAGATTGAATTCCTGGAAAACACGTAGAGGT